TGGCCTTATCTGCCGCGATTGACGATTCTAGTAATTTAGCGAACGCGTCGTCTGACATATCCTTTATATTGTAAAGTGTAATATCGTCGACGTATGGGGTCAATTTTTCGATCCGGGATTCGTAGCGGGCTTGTATACGTTCAAGTTCCCGGATTTCGGCGTACTTTTCTTGTTTTTCTAGGTGTTTTTCGACCGGGACGATTAAAGCCTTAATAAGATTGGAAACGCCGTCTATAGCCTTCCCTTCCCTCAAAGATTGTTCTTTAAGCTCCTTCCGCGTCTTTTCTACTTCTACCCTAATAGCCTTTAATTTAAGCCGAGACTCACGAGCTTGAATCATTAGATCGGTTTGTGATTCGTCGGTGACGACGATCGACTTAGCTGTTTCAGCTAATTCCTTAGCTTGTCCAAAGTAACCGGCGAAACTCTTTAATAATTCGTCGACCTTTGTTGACTGTAAGCCTGACTCTTTAGCGACGATTGCGATTTGGTTTGTTTTTTGATCTTCCATATTATTTTATTTTTTCCAAGATACTTTTTAACTGTGCGATACCGGTCAATACTCCGGCCTTTAATTTAGCGATTTCAGTTTCGTTGCGCTGAATTCGTATAACAGAAATCGGCTTCGTAAAATTCTCATTGAAGACGATGTAGTCGCACCATTCACGTTTTGTGACCCACAAATTAAATTGAATCTGCCAATTATGCGCCGGATCAACTTTTTGGTCATAAAGAAAACGAGCATAGTTAGCGTCATTTTTACATTTAATCTCTATCAACCCGTCATCCTCAACCAGTCCATCTGGGCTACATCCAACAAATTCGTCTACCTCAACAAAACCGACTTGTTTAACAGTTCTACCCGTCTCGATTTCGTAGGCGTTTCTAGCCATATCTTCGTATTCATGGCCGCGCTCAATATCGTCATTGGTATATGAAGGTTTTGGCTTACTGGTAAGTATCTCTGCGGCTTTCTCAAATACTAGAGTCTCTAGGCCTTTTCCGTTAGCTGCTATAGCTTGCGCTACTGATCCAGTAAACTTGCCTAGTCTAACCTTAAACCACTCCTCGCTACCTTGGTCATAATTATATGTTTTCATTTTCAATTTCCTCCTTCCTGAATGTGTATAGTCTAATTAGTGATTTTTGATATTTAGGCCCCTTCTTTGCCCTGATCTCCTTACATACCGCGGCCAGCTCATCTAGTGTTTTGGTTTTGGAGATTCTATCTATAGATTCGTCATCAAGCACTGCTTCGTTGGTTTGTTTTTTGGCGTCTACCTGATCTGATTCGACTATCTCGAAGGCAATCATCAACAAATATCTGCGTAGATATGTAATTTTACCTCCCAAGTTCTGAATTGGTTCAGCTCCACCAGTTCCGTCTTTTTTCTTGCCGATCTCAACCTCTGCCGTTTCAGTATAAAAGACTATCCGATCCTCTGGGTTGGTAGAGTTGATTACCTCTAAGACCGCCTTCTCTGGTGAATTATGTCTCTTTGATTGGATCACAAATCGGGTAGTTAAACCCTCATCATTCATCAAACGATTAAGAGATGGTAGGAAGTCGCCAAGTTCGTAGTAAGTGAAGTTTGAGTAAGTGTTGCGCCCGGTTTTCTTTAGCTTCAAATCTACCAACTTAGTCCGGACAGACTGAATTTTTTGATAGACGTTTTTGGTATTTGGAGTGTTTTTCTTTTCCATTCTATTCTATATTATTATTATTAACTATAATTAGCAGTATAAAGTACGTCTACATTATTTGTCAAGCCTTACTTTTTAAGGGATAGGCCGGAATCGAACCAGCCTCATACGCCGGGATATGCGATAGCATATTCCTTCCCACGCGTTGCTCTGCCAACTAAGCTACTATCCCTAGATGGCAGTAGCCATCATGGCTTCAATTCTAACTTTTCTAGTGGTGATTTTCCATCCACGACCCTATTATTCCAAACAGCCTCATAAGAGATTTTTACCATTCCAACCATCGCCATTATTGAAGTTGAGATAGACTCCGCGACCTCTAACATCGTAAAGTCAGAATATCCGGCTACTCCATTTTTGTTGATGAAGTCAACACATACTCCAATCACTCCGGCTATGGCCGCTGACGCCCAGAATCTACCATCTTTGTCCTTGATAAACCTTGTAATTAAGCCGATCAATGCCGGCAGGAAAAAACCTATTAGTATAGTCATAAGTCATTAACTAATTTTATAATTTGTCCCACATTTTCCTTGAATTGTTTAATTTTATCTTCCAATTGTCTCATATTCTCTACTGTGGCAACCTGATTGCTTAGTGCGTTTTGTGCGGATAGTTCGGCATTTTCTTTGTCTACCATCGCCTTAGCAGTATCTACCAGTAATTGCTTAATTCCATCTCTTAGTTTGGATAGTTTCATATCCCCAAAATCAATGCCCTCTATTACACCGACTCTAATAATGGAATCGTCACGCCATATCACATCATCAGGTGACGACTCTTGTGGTTGATTCCTCTCCGGCGTATATGGGATTTTATTTTTGATACGTTCATATATTGAGTCACTTACACCTTTCCAATTAGTCCCGGGACAAGCTGTCGCGTTCCATTCCTTGTGACCCTTCATCTGATCCCAGCTTTTAAGATTGGGGTACTGGGGCATATTAAACAGAAACCACTTGACCACCTCATGTGATGTCTTAATTTGTTCGTCGGTTGGCAATTCCTTAGTAAAGTCACCCACAAGGCATATCGAAAAGGTTTCGTGATTGTGATTAGCAACACCAGAACCACCATGACTTAAATCTCCCACGTAGGCCGCTGTACCGTCCGAACATATAATAATCCGATACCCCACACCAGCCCATCCCCTAGCCAAATGAAACTTTGCGATTTTGTCACACTCTGCTTTCCAGTTACCATCGTTCTTAGCGGTTTGGCTAGTTACGGAATGGTGAATAGTCACGGATGTAATTTGCTGGGTATTTATCTCTGGCCCCCAGTTAAAACTATCCCCCCGAATGTCATTCCGATAGTCTTGGAATTTGTCGCCTAGTGTGGTTATCTTCAAGTCTACTGCCATATTTTTATTCACTAATTACCATAAAGGTATCTGTGAGGTATGAGTATGTTTTTTGGATACCTCTTACGTCATATTTGATTACCGCTTGCCAGTAATATATACCGTCTGAAATGTCACAAGGTAGAGGCCAGTCAACAATTAAAGTACGCTCACCTTTTGGAATTGCTGAGACGCGCTGAATGGCGGCGACCTTTTCTAATTTGTTGTCAGCACGGATCAAAACTAAATCAACAACCGACCATCCTGTAATATCAACTAATGCAACACGATTTATGGTGACTCTAGTAATCTCACAAGGCTTATATACCGTTTTATCTACGCTGATAGGTTGTTCGATGAAATAATAGACAGTACGATCAAAGTACCTAAAATATATCTCTGGTATAAACTTACCCACCACCGCAAATGCTATGGCAAAAACCATCGATAATAATATCCTCTGTGGTAGATGTTTGGAGTAGTTATCCATTTTTTGGTCTGTAAAAGAAAAATCCTACTATAGCACCTAGTATACCGTGAACAGCAATGGGTACTTCGTAATCCGGATTGAAAACATCGACTATCATTGATAGCGACCAGACTAAGGTTACTATAACAAGTAGAAAGTTCTTGCTAGAGTTTTCGCTCATGTTTAGAGTTTTTTTTAACCTGTCATGTAGCACGTATCCGCTTATATTCCCCATAAAGAAGGAAAATAAACCAACTATCAGATTAAGAGTGTCAATTGTCATATATCTAATTTAATATAGTTTGACCATAATTTACAAGAAGGCCAGTAGTATCGCTCCGGCCGGGGCGAATTTGAACATGATTGGGGCAACTGTTAAGTATTCCGGCTCATTACTCGTTGACAACGCGCTGGTGTTGGCAGGATTCCAACTAACGGTCGAGGATTGAATTGACCCGACGCTAGTGTGTACTCGATCCTTATTCGCGACACTTAACCCACCGCCGACACCATTAACACCGCTATTGATATAGTCATGTCTTAGATTTGATGAAGTGCTATTCCATGTGTGGGTATGTGATCCTCCTGTGTGTGAGTGGCTTTGTGAGGCGTGGGTATGGGTGTTTGATCCTCCCGTGCTTCCTATCTCTCCGGTTGTGTTTATAACCTTGAAGTATTTACCCATTAAATCCGGGGTATCGTTATCACCATCACACAACCGCCACCCTGCCGGTATTCTTGAAAGTAAACCAGTCCATAACGCTATCGTCCCCCTGACTACACCCTTAGTCCCTCCGCTCTTATTCTGTACTGCTACGACCTTAATATGCTCCGGTTCTACGGTCTCTGTTGTTGTTAGTTCAACCTCTGAGATAGTTCCGGCTGTGTTTGAGTTTAGATAATATCTATGATGGTGAATCAATGTCGCTCTATTACCAGTTCCCGAACCTCTACGGCCTCCTCCGGACACTATACCAGCCTCGTTGATGGTGTGGTCGTGATAGTGAGGGCTTTCCACGTGCGTATGGGTGAGTGGGTGTATATTCTGGGTAGAACCACCAGTATCGCCACCGTCCTGACCCGTAGCCGCACCTTTGAGATACTTATTGCGTAAGTCTGGCGTATCGTTATCTCCATCACACAACTCAAAACCCTCCGGTGGGGTTGCCTCATTCCAGAGGGATATAACACCATCAGGGATGGGTTGTCCAGACTGTGCCTTAATATATATAACTGTATAGTACGGGGGATCATTGGAAACGCTAGAGTAGGTAGCGGCGACTGAGCTTAGCGACCCACCATTCACACCAGCAACATTGGGGTTGTGATAGTGAGTTGTTGTGAGTTCTGTTCCTCCGGTATCGCTATCATTTCCATCAGTAGCTATCGAGTTGGTTGTTACATTGTGACTGTGGCTTACCATTGTGTGACCGTGGCTCTCTGCCGCTGAATGACTATGTGTGGCTGTGCCGCCAGTTACGTTGGGATTGATACCTGACGTCGTAGTCTTTGGGTAACGGCCATCTAGGGCTGTCTCACGCGTCCACCCTGCCGGGATTCCGGCATTAGTACCGGGCCAAATCAAAATGACGTCTTTAGGTATGAATGACATGACTATTGTTCTTGACCGATCACAAATCCTAGATAAGTCCAGTTAGGATCGGCGTAAGTGATAGGTATAAACATAAACACGTCATACTTATTGGGTTGTGATGAGACGGGGGTATAGCCGTATGCCCATTTAATTGTTGAGAATAGGTTGATAGTTCTGCTTGTTGAGTCATGTTTGAAAATCAAAACAAATGGTCTACCCAGCTCTTGGTTGCTTAAAGTTATGGTGATGTCACCTGTTAAGTTTATGGATTGAATCGAGCCATTGTCTAGGTCAATTGTCTTACTAGAAGCGTATGTCTCTGTGTATACTTTCTTGTCTAGGAATAGCGATTCTACTGTTGATTTTACTGTGTCTCCCCACGAGGCCACCAAATCATCCCCATCGTCTACGTTGGTTACTGTACTATTTAGTGCCATATAACACCCCCTTTCTTTATGCCGCCGCGATATTCACTTCCCAGTCTAGGGTAAGCGTTTCGGCGCTTGTTTTTGTTTTATTTATAACTAATCTACAAAACAAAGTCCCTGAATCTGTGGTAGCGGACGCGTCATCACCGAATAACCCACACTCTAATAATGTGTCATTAGCCTCTGATGTATTAAAGAACGTCCTAAATGTGGCAACGCCACCAGATGATGACCTAACGGATACTTGTTTACGATACAGTTCTGATACAAGCGCGGTCTGTCCAGCCGCCGCGGCCGTTCCATCGGTTCCTACGGCACAGTATGTGATAGTGCCTTTTGTGTTTGCTGGAATATCAGTTCCGGCCAGTCTAGCGGCCATTGAGGCCAAGCCGGTATCTACTGCTAAATTATGCCCTGCAAATCGGTCGGTTATTTCCCCGGTTTTAGCGTCTCTAAAAGTTCCGACCACATTAAATGATAATTTTATATTTTCTTTTCTCATATTTAACTCCATTCTGCTAATCCCCACTTACTATAACCCCACTTGAAGGGCGGTTCTATTAGTGAGTCGCTTGTTATACTGTCACTTATCAGTATACCTTGACTGTCAGGGGTAAACAATTCGTCAACAACCTCATTGGGATCAATGTCTAGCGTGTTCTTATCATTCTCTAAAAGTTTAATCAAAAACAAAATCACGCCAAGCTTTTTGGTGTTGGCAATTGAAACTGTGTAGTAGTATTCACCAGCGCCAAGACTTTTCATCATTACCTTCTGCACCAGATAGTCCTCATTTATTCCATAGTCAGGTAGGTTTATATTGATATATTGCCCAGCGCGGAAACCATCTTCGTAAGTAATAAAAGAACCATCAACGATGGTATCGGCATAATCTGATAGCTCTGCCTGCGCTCTACTTCTGGCGTCCTCTTGGCTCTTAATTGTTGTATCAAAGATGGCAAACTCATATTGGCCTATTTCATCAATTGAATCACTATCCTCTACCGCGACCAAAATAGGCACGTCGTATTTATAGGTAAATTCCATTACTGTACCGGCGGCAGGCGGTGTGCCGTTCGCCTTCTCTACGTATTTCTCTTGGAAGTTTAATAGATAATCGTAACTATCCGGGCTGTCTATGTTTTTGATACCGACGGTTTTAGATACCCCACCCTCTGTTAGGCTGAAATCGTGAGGCTTAGACGGTAGTATAAAGACGGTCTGCTCCCCGTCTGCGACCTGTGAGGTGGTTGTATAATCCGAAAGGTATGTAGAACCCCTTACATATACCCGATTTTTTACGTTGCTGTTATCTTTAGATATTTTTAGGTTTTTATAAGTTGATGTGTCGGTGTCGATGTTAAACGGCGCGGCTGTCTGAGTTGGTGGAAAGTAGTGAATATCTTTTTCGTAGTCAATAAACCACGATCTACCAGTTAAATCACATATCTTTCTAAAACATTGCGAAGGCTGTAAATAGTTAAAAGTAATCTTGTTAATGGTTACGCCCTCGACCACATTAGTCGCGGTGATTCCGGTTCCCTGACAGTAGTTAGCGACAATGTCCTCGATAATTTCCTTATCCGTCATCCCTTCGTATCCCTCTACTACTAGATTTCTGTCTAGGTCTCTGGTGTAATCGGTTGCTGTGATATCGATTATCACTTCGCCAGCGCCTAAACGCCCATAGGTTGCTTGTACTATCTTACCCGCAAATAATCTCGTCCCATCTTTGGTAATTATTATCTCATCGTCTAGTGATGGATCGCCGGACTCACTTAAATCAAAAAAACGACATTTCAAGGTTGATGGTTTGTCCCTAGCTTCGTCTGAAATTGATATCGACCTATTTATGATTGAGTCTGTCCTGTCAGCTCCGGCGATAGTGATTGAGTATGCCATATTAAATTACTCTAGCCGTTTTCCCTAATTTCCCGATAATCATATCCCCTATAAGTTCGGCGTATTCTTCGGCAACTTCTGGGCTAGTAATGTTAGCACCGGATAGGTTTATGTTTATAACATTGCCGCCACTACCAACACCAATACCAGCCTGCGATATGCTAGGGCTTGCCAAATTGACACCTATTCCGTCGTACGCGTCTTGGATGGCCTTAACCCCAGCTCTTACGTTGTCAACCAATGAAGGGCTTTCCCTGTGAAACGGATTGATTTTATCGACGGCTGATTTGATTGCGTTAGCTATCTCCTCTACTTTTCTCTTGGCGGCCTCAAACGGCTCGACTATAGCGTTTTTGATACGCTCCCAAGCCTGACGAACCTTAGTAACTAATCCCTCAAAAGTTCCGGTAACCTTATTAGATATTCCCTCAACCGTCTCGTCTGCCTTTTGTTTTGCGTCTGTAATTGGTTTTACTATGTTATCTCGAATCCAACCCCATGCCTTTTGCGTTTCCTGACTAATCCAGTTCCACGTATCAGATACAAATTTACCTAGCCTTTCTAAATATGGGCTAAACCAATTCCAAAAATCCGTCCATTGTTTAGTAAGGAAGTTAACTATGGTCTCCGTAACCGTTTTTATCACCCCCCAGATTTCATAAAATATGCGGGTATAAATTGAAGCGATCAGGTACAAAATCGGGTACATTAAGTTATTCCAAACCCATGAAAGCATATCGTACCAAAATCTAAAATAGGCAACCACTTTGTCTATGATTGGTTTGATGTATACCTCCCACAGCCACGTAAAAGTATCCGCGATAGCTGTCAAAATGGGTAGTATATAGGCTTCATAGGTTTCTGTTAATGTTGTTTGGATAGATGACGTAACCTGATCCCACACAGTCTGAATCCAGTTCATAATATCCCCCCAGTTCCTAACTATTGCAATTATCGCCGTTATAACCGCCCCGACGGCCGCGCCTATTGCGATAAAAGGAAGAAGCGGGACTATTAAAGCGACCATAGCGCTAGCCCAAGCGTAAAACGCAGGGACTAAAGCGCCGATAATACCACCTGCCACTATAATTCCATATTTTTGCAAAAACTCTAAGAATGACTTAATGCCGCCGATTATGCTGTCTTGGTCTCCAAGCACCCCATTGACTGCCTCGATTGCATTTTTAAGAAAATCAAACGCCCCGGTTTGTTTGACTATCTCTGAGGCCAATATCGTCACGTTGTCCTTCATGTTTGATACAAGCTGATTAAACGTCCCCGCTTGTGACGTAAAACCCTCCGCCGTCATTCCACCCTCTTGACCGGCCTTCCTAAACGCTTCGAATAGTAATTCTGCCGCGTTGTCTGCCTCTTGAAGTCCTGCTACCGTATGCCCGGAAGCCTCTACTATATCGTTAAAAATAGGGATAGCACCTTGAAACTGGCGAATATCCATAGCGGTAAGTTTTCCGGTACTTGCAATCTGTTGAAGATTCAAAATAACCCGGTCAAGTTCTGCTTGTCCTTTTCCGGAAGTGGCGATCGCTTTTCCTACATCTAACAAAATATCGATAGCTTGATCCCCGTTTTTGGTAATTGCGGCTAGTGCCTGAGTTCCCGCAACCAATCCCGGAAGCTCGAAAGGGGTTGCGGCGGCCTCTAGTTTTATTCGACTCATTACCGCGTCGGCTTTTTCTGCTGATCCTAGAAGGGCAACAAAACCCTGACGTGCCGCCTCTAAATCTCCGGCAACCTTTGATCCATAACCGACAAAACCAGCTAGGGCAGTAGCACCAGCGCCTAATGCTAACGCGAATTTTTTTGAAGCGTCTTCGGCGCCTCTCATCGTCCTCTCTACACTATTTCCTAGTGTGTTCATTTCTGATTTCACCTCCGAAACTCCCTTCCGAAAATCAGCAACGTCGGATTGAAACTTTGCAACTACTGAGCCTATCGATAATGCCATAGTTTTATTTTACCCGAATGTTCTTACTTTTACTTGCGAGGTGTCCTTTTAATCTCTCTATGCCGGCGTGATCGGGTTCATCTCCACCTAGCTCCACCTCTCTGTCTATTCTTTGTTCTAATTCGGTTACTAATGCTTTAGGGTCTTTTGACCAAGGATTCGACACGATGGCTAACTGTAATAGATAATCCGAGTTTGTCCTAGTCTGGATTCTTCGGGTTAGCTCTAACGCTTCGTCCGGGTAGACCTTATCTAAAATATAGTCCATCGTCCACCCGTATTGACTAGCTAACACATCAACGACTGACATTAGCCAGTTTTTTTGTCTGCCTGTGTGCTTGTTTTTTGTTCGGTCGCGGTCGCTTGCTTGATTCCTTGAAACGCCGCGACTAGCGCGTTTTTTACTTGTAAAAAATCGTTGACCTCAAAAACAGCTCTGATTACAAGCGCGGCTTCTGCTAAACCATACTCATCCATTAGTTTGTCTTCTGGGATATCAGACGCCACAGACAAGACCTTCACCATCTGTGGAAAGGCCTTAGCTAACAAACGCGGAAGGCTTGATAAAAATTCGTCGTTACTGGTTAGGTCAATGGCTCCGATGTCCTTTTTAACATCTTCGGGTAATTGATCTAAAACCTCCAAAAACGCCGCGTACTTCCTGAGTGGCATTTTTCTAATAACATAAACGTCATCACCTAATTTTATTTGTTTTTGTGTATTCATAAACTTTTGACGGGCCTTGTAGACCTCAATTGTCTTAAAGTTAAGCCGTACTGTCCCCGATGAAACCTAAACGGTTTCCGTCTGATTTGCTCTCGTCGAGTAGCGCATGGAAAACTATTTCAGCCATACGTTCACCATCGGTTGCGAATTTATATTCAAAACCTTCGGCGCTGATTGCCTTGTGGAGAACCACATCCTCGGATAAATCAGCCTCGGAATTGGCTAATGGGTGTAGCACCAGCTCGTTAGCTGACGCGGACATCCTTTCCCCTGCGTCCTTACCTATAGTTACCTTTTCACCTGATCCGGCGTTCTCTGCGCCCGGAATGGCGACCAGCATATTAGCAATAGTGCTTTCTGCTAGAGGCACGGTAACTTTCAAACTTTCACCGATGAGGACTTTCTCTGCTACGGTGTTGCCGTATTTGTCGACGGTTATATCGTGATATTCGGGTTCGTAAGAAACGGTCACACCGCCCTTAGTATGCCCCACATCAACACCGTTGAATTTGACAGAACACGGCCCTAATTTGACATTGTCTATATTGGCCATTTATTTATTCACCCCCTTTCTTTGATTTGCTACTTGATAATAACTGAGTAGGCTTGATCTTTGCTTCATCTAATAGTACACCTTTTGCTGACTTAACTTCAATATCATTGACTGTTCCACATTCGCACTTTATAGATAACCGACCGGCGTAAATATATTCCAATGCTAGCAATCTTCGGCAATTGCTACACCTGAATTCTCGATAGGGCTTGCCATGTTTGGTTATCATCTGCGAATCTTACAATGAAAATTGACGCTAAATTCGTCCCGGTTTTTGGCGTCCCGGCCGATGTGTCCCTTTTCGCCTAACAAATAAATATAGTAATAATATGTAGTACCAATGGTTGAGTTTCGTTTTTGGTGTAGTAGGTCAACGATAGAGTTAATCAAAGTATCCGCCGTTTCGTAATCGGTACTCCTAACAATTATTTGGAAGGTTGGATCGCCAGTTGGTATGTCCCTATCTGGCTCAATGCCACCAGTATCGAATATCGCAACACAATCATCAGGGCTATCAGGTAAGAACCCCTTAAATAAATCAGTACCCAAGGTTAGATTTATACCTTGGTCAACTATGTGATTAGCTATGTCATCAATTATCATAAAAGCGACTCTAATTCGGCGGCGTATATACTCAACCACCTTGATAAATTGTGTTTCAACGGATCCTCCAAGTATTTACCCTTCCTTCCTTTCTGAAAACGATATTCCGGGTGTTCGTGTAACCTTGCGGCGTATGGTGTATGGTATCCAACCTCCACACCATCTCTAACTGGTTCCACAACCCCGGAAGCCTGTAGTGTTCCCTCATCGTGGGGGACTTCCTTAGATGAAGCACTTAATAGTCCGTCGCCCATCTCCATCAATGCCTTATCTGAAATCCTGTCGACTGATTCTAATAGCCTGTCGAGGACTTTGTCTAAATCTTTGGTGTCAATGGTTACTTTAAGCATGGTTAGATGATTACCTGTAAATATGCCTTTATAAATCTAGCGCTGAATTGATCCTCTGGTTTGTTGTATTTTAGGACTCTATAATCCTTGCCACCATAAACAACCCTACTACCCACATCGATAGTCGTGTCTGACGGGATATGAATCAAAGCGTCGGCCATAACCGCCTCTCCTTTTGGATTGTATAGCAGTTTGGACTTCTCCACGAACCTACCAACCACAGCCGTTCCCGAACCCCACGAAGCCCGGCCATATTCATCGCGTCCGGATTCGTTATAAATTAGTAAAGTATCGTTGAAAAAATGCTTCATAGGTTCGTCGGATTTTCGGCTTTCAGTTCGCCGATACGATTAAGGAATCCCCTCAAAAATCCCCTAGCCTTCGGCGCGATCAATGCCGCCTTACCGGTCGAACCGTCACCACGTTCGTAACTGTAATCATCAATTGATTCTGACTTGAAATCTGCACCACCTTTGAAAAACGAATCACCCTTCTCTATTATGTATTCAACTTGCGCGGCCGTAGCCCTCTTTATTGATTCCGGGATTCTTTTATAATAAATCGAGTCTAGGTGAAAAACGTCTTCATATCTTGGAAATAGCCCCAGTTGGTAAATTTGATATACCGAAGTAGAGTCAATCTGAGAAGTGAAAGCATTTGCAACGGTTATTGTTTGGGTCGATTTGTCATATCCAGAAATTTTGCGACGCTCTCCGGCATTTGTCCCGGCTACTATCTCAACTTCACACCCCGTGAAATACCCATCATCGAATGTGAAAGGTGTATCTCCGGAAGTGTCAATAATGGTGGTTTTTTCTGAGCCGCCATCAGTAGCGACCCCCTTAAAACTTCGTGATATGAATTTATCTGCTCTCCGTATATATGAATCTAGTATCTCCTCCGCTTGCGAAATGACGTCATCAGCTTCGCTAGTATCCACGATCGTGATATTGGCAAATTGTGCCAACTCGGTTTGACTTAAATATCCTCTCCTACTTGTTGCTTGTCCTGAAACTATAGCCATAAAATCTAATCCTTTATATAATTTCTATGCTATATAACAAAAGTATAGCACAAGATAAAAAATCAATAGGGTTTACTGAAACCGTCATCATTCTGAGTCATCGGTGTTTTGGGGTCTGGTTCGTACCAGTCTGTCGGGTTTGATGTTTGAAAAGTTGTCGGGCTGTCTGAGGACATGGTCTTAGGGTCTGGTTTGTACCATTTACTGCTTCCTTTTATTCTTGCGCTTCTTTGACTTAGCCCTGATCCAACTACACCGACCAATTTAGCCGATCTTTGTGAGTTTGTTATGTCTTTTCCGTAAATAGTCGCGAGTTTGGCAATAAAACTAGAGTCTTGGCCGGTTATTTTCACAAGTACATCACTAGACGCCGTAGATTGCCCCTTAACGGTCGTCTGACGCTGTGATGAGGTGTCTATACTTCCTACTATCCTAGCGGCGCTTTCTGACGTGCTGGAATTCTTACCTGTAATTTTTAAGGTTCTGATACTGGTATCAACACCTTTTCCGTGTATTTTTGCTAACCTGTCACTATCTGCTGATTTTTTTCCGGTTATCTTTACATCCCGATAATCTTCGCTAAAATCTTGACCTGAGATTTTTAGGGGTCGGATTGATATTATGGTATCCTTGCCGATGGTTTTACTAAACCTTTGATCTAATGTCGCAGTCTGTCCAGCTATTTTTACATTTCTCTCGTCGCTAGTAGAGTCTTGACCAAAAACCTTAGCCGACCGGCTCGCTTCTGATGTGTCCTTACCTACTATCTTTGACTGTATCTCACCTGAATCGGCGTTTTTCCCGGCTATCTTTGCTTCTCTCTCTAAGTTGGTCGTTGCTTTACCGGATATCTTGACGCCGATTTCGTTATTTGCCGTGTTCTTTCCGGATATTTTAGACTGTCGCTCGTCTGAATCTGAGTCTTGACCGAAGGTCTTGGCCAGACTCTCCGCTGTCGTCGTAGACTGTCCTGTGATATTGGCCGGGCGTTCGTCTGAGCCTGTATCTTGACCTGTAAGAAAAATCGGCCTTTCATCGTTTGATGAGTCACTACCAACTGTCTTGGCTGATCTTTCATCGTTGGCGGTATCTCTTCCTGTGATAGTAGCTTCTCTCTCATCGCTGGTGGAGGTTTGACCGGATATAAATGCGCCACGCTCATTGTTAACACTAACACTATCTAATTCAGTCCAGACTACGGAAACTCGATCAAGTGAGGGCGTAGACTTGTAATCACTACTCGCGCTTAGGGTTGCTCTTAACCTTAAATCATTACCTGAGTTTACAAATGTGTGGACAGTTCCAGCAGTAATCGATTCCCAATTTGAACCACCGTCAGGGCTAGCGTGCCATGTGACACTACTATCTGATGGTTTAGTTACTTCTTTTTCATACACGACAACCTTTTCAAGTGTTTTTGTGTCTGAGTTTATTTTTGTCCAATAGAGATATTGAGGAGAAACGTAAGCACCATAAATCTTCGATGATCTGCTTGAATCGGTTGAAGCTTTGCCGGTTATTTTTGCCGACCGTTCGTTTCCAGAACTTACTGCGAAGGATAAGAACATCCCAAGTGGTCTGCTACTAGATCCGCTGAAATTAGCTGTTATAGATAAACCACTTTGAGCTGAAACAAAAGTATCACTTGCGAATCCATAGGTAACATAACTCTCTAGTGTTCCAGAAGCGTCTTCTGTCAAACCTGAAAACGAGACACTCCCTTGGAAATTACTAATAGCATTAGCAACTGCAAAACCACCGGCAGGAACATCAATCGATCCAGTAGGATCAGTTGCGGTACTAGTAGCACTATCATATGGTGTTGTGCTTGATAAATCAGTAATTCTATATGCCGAAATTACACACCTTACCATTCCTGCTGCAAAAGTTACTACTATATTTCCAGTTGTTCCAGTTGGTACTTTAGCAATAGCGTAGCCAACAACATTCGAGTTTTGATCTGTACCATCTATCTGAGAGATTATAGTGGCCGACACACCGCCGATAGTTACGCTATTTATTGTTGCGGGATCGCTTCCAGCCTTACGAGCACTAATAGCAACTAAAATATATCTACCAGCATCGGCATCTCCAAGGTTTTGAGACGAAAAAGTATAAGTAGTTAAATCTTCTGTGTTAGTGGTTGCTTGTAGAAAAGTTAAAGCCATAATTAAGTCATTTCCGCCGTCCCGTCGCCTGTCCACGAGGCTGTTGTGTTGCCAGCGTCTTTTTTAGTAGTAGTAGAAAAATCTTCAACATAACGGCCGTCACCACCGAATGAGACAGATGATCGACTATCATTAGCTGGGCTACCAAATATCCAGCCCTCATTATCGCCGCTATCGGTTGAATTTAATCCGGCGTAAAAAATGCCACCCGAAGCACTAGATAAAGATAGATCAAGATAGTCACATACGACGTCGTTTCCATTTGAAATTAAATTGTGGGCGCCAATACCATAGACGTAAAAAGAATAAAGATCGTATGAATTACTATATGCGTGCCAGGACCCGTCGTAATACCCAGCGTTTCCTAAGTAGTAATTCTTCGAATTTACGTTTACATAAATATAATTACTAGCGTCCCCACCCTCGAATATTAACACCGCGTCATAGTAAACCCCGTCTTCAAGTTCTATCTGATTCGCCCCGGTAAAGGTAAATTGATAACTACTCCACATTCCGTTAGCGGCGGCGACATTCCCGGAAGTCGCTAGTACCGAACCAGTCGGAAGGCCGTCGGTTCCAAACGTCCCGGTATGGGCGTAAATTTCGATTCTAATATTCCCGGAAGGGGTCCCCGTAGACCTAATGAACTGGGTTATCTTCGACAATAGCGCCCCGTTACCCTCTAATGATTGACAAACCTTAGTAATTGATCCGCTATAAAGTTTTACCTGGGTAGCCGAATTTCCGCCACCGCCGGCGATTGTGGTTTCGGCGCTGGTTAAATTTATTAAGTTTCCGGCGCTTCCGGTTGCGTAAAGATTGTTAAACGTCTGGGAAGACCCAGTAGCGACCCTAGTAGGCGCAGAAGTTGAAGTAATAGTAATATCATTAAACGTATTACTTCCAGAAATAACAACCGCGCCGGCCCCTTCCTGGGCGTTCCGGAAATCGTAATAAGTCTTCCCATTCCCAGTAAAGTTTCGACTATATCCGCTAGACCCCGTAAATTTAATTAAAGAAGTTTCACTATCAAGCGAACCATTACCCGTAAAACCTTCGCTGGCTACTTCCCAAGTACCGGAACCCATTTTTACTTCACTTCCGGAACTCATATAAACAGAAGCAGCCTTTATATCGAAATCGTTAGCGTCAAAAATTCCATAAAGATTTAAGGTGGAATAATAATCTGGCGAATCGGTAATATAATCGTCCCCTAAAATATATCCGTCACCGTCAAAATCTGACTGGGCCGCGCGAATAGTCGCCCCATTTGTCGTAATCGTGAAATCCCCAGCTTCACCATAACCGCAATAGCTTAAATATGATTCGTCGTCTATGGTTAGACCGGCTTCGAACGTAACAGAACCATTAAAATATAGCCAGTTATAATCACCGGCCAGGGTCCAAGTATGACCGGAAGTACAGGTAAAATTAAGACATTCCGCGTCATCTGTTAAAGTAACGGTCCCACCACTACCGAACCCGGAATTAGGGGTAACAAAAACATTGTCTTCGTATGTGGGGATAGAAGCACCGCCAGAACCACCGTCCGAAGTTGACCAATGGGCCGTATCTGACCAGCTTCCCGATCCGCCTATCCAGTATCTAGTAGACTGTCCTGTGATATTGGCCGGGCGTTCGTCTGAGCCTGTATTTTGACCGGTAAGAAAAAACTGTCGCTCGTCTGAATCTGAGTCTTGACCGAAGGTCTTGGCCAGACTCTCCGCTGTCGTCTTAGCCATAAATCTTATTTCTCCTTAACTACTAATACCCATGAGTTCCTTGTGTTTTTCTCATCTACCCATATTTGCAGTTTATGATCCGGATATATTGCCTCTGCTACAGTAAACCAATCAGATACTTTAGTGTTTTGAATTTCATTCCCCGCGATGTCATGCTCCCGACCGACATATCTACACAAGTTAAAATCAATCGGTTTTTCTGCCATTGCAAATGGCACAAACTTTGGATCGCGACCAGCCGACGGCAGGTTAAAAGTCCGCCCGTCTTGTGTATAAAGGGAAAGGGAAGTAATAAGAAGGTGATTATCGGCGGTGTATTTGATTAGGCGTTGCCACGGGGAAGGAAGGCCGGGTAAATCTTGATAATTACCTTTACCTTCGAAAAAAGTTTCACCGTTACTAAGTGAAACTTGAAATAGTACATTATGATTTAAGTCCTTCATGGCCTCGTAATAACAGATAGCAAGTCCCGCTTTCGGGCCTCACTTATTAAATTGTTTTATTTTTCCGGTGTTGCCGGTTCTACTTTAGCTTTAGCTATTGCTTCGGCTTGCTTAGTCGCGATTTTACCCTTAGCTTCAAGGGTGGCTTTCGCGGCGTCGCTAACTGCGGCTTCCTCGTTCTTTTCGACCGGGATAGTCGCGGTTTCTTGACCGACGATAACTTCTACTTCGGTAGTTCCGGGTTGAATCTTAATTAGTTGATCGGGTTTTACGATTCCGGCAATACCGGCAATCCTGACCCGCATTTTACCGATCTTTTCTTCCGGTTTTTCAATTCCGGCAAGTTTAAGAATTTCGATCGCTGTATATTTAGTGTTGTTTTTCATAGTTTTATTTTTCTATTTTTTTAAGAATAAGTCAATTCGTCGCGAATCTTAAAGGCTGTTTTTTCGCCTACTGAATCGGGACTTGCGCTAATAAGGAAGAAAAAGTCATGGCTTGTTGATGATCCGGAATCTGTGACGCCAAGGGCTGACGCCGATCCTTCGGCGGCGGTAAAGTTAGCGTCCCCGGATTCTGCGGCTACGAAAGTAACGCCGGTCGGCCCGTTGGTAGTAACCGATCCGTCGTAAGCGTAAAGAATATGATTCGTGACTGCTACGGCTGATCCGTGGGCGAAGTTGATTTTAAGCGCACATTCGGCGTCGGTAATCGCGTCTATATCTTCCGTTCCGTCGCCCCAGTCTGCTTGCGAGTCGCCAGCAGTCCCACCAGATTGTGAAATGAATTTATTGTTATTTGGAGTATTGCCGTCTGAATCATTAGCACCGACCGAGCTTTCTACATGGGTAGAGTCGTTATACTCCCCGACGGTGATCGCCGAATCAAAAGTAGCACCTGCAAATTGGATAATGTCTGTCGCTTCTATTGTGGTCGGGCTTACCCCTTGTAAATACCAAGTATATGTTGCCATAGTTTTATTCTGAATTTAGTCTAACTTCTTATCCTATCCCGTGTCAAGTAAATTATAACATCAATTTGAAAGGTCGTGTCAAACCTCAATTGTAAATGTTTTCCCGATATGGCTTTCGATCTCTTGTAGTTGGCTTTTCAAGGCCAAGTCCCCCTTTATGTCGTTAGATATTCTACGCTTTAGGTCATCTATCTTGATAGGTTGAGTTGTGTAGTATGTATAGGTTTTTTCCCAAACCTGCCCCTTGGTTGTAAATTGTGCGGTTATACACACCTGACCGTCTTCTAAAACTCTGGCAGATTTTATTTTAGCCGTTACCTTCGTCATATTCGATTATAAAATCCTTTGCCTTTAATTCCTCAATTGGCTCGATGGATTTTCTGATTTTTATTTCCTCTATTATATCTCTACGCAAGTTTGCCTTAAAAGTCTTCACATCTACGGTTCCGTGTTCTGGGGCTATCCGATATGCCTTCTTAAACTCATACCCATCAGCCTTGACCAACACTCCAACAATGTAGATTTTATTCTCGTATACGATATCTGTGATTTTTATACTTGCCGATTTTTTCATCCTAAAATTCCTTTCTTAACCCCGCCGAACATTGGCAGACTTAAACTTTTTATAAAATTCCATGTATCCGGACTTTCCGGGACTACACACACCGCACCATCGATCGGTCTACCAGCAAATAATACATCATATCGTTTCTTTTGATCGTTAATGACCTCTTGCAAATTACCCTGAACAATCTCGACGTTTAACCCATGATCCCGTTGTGTTTTCACAATGTGGGCGTAGAGTGAGGGTGGTAAATCTCCGGTATCTATAAAGATAATCGGCAAATCGAGGTTTAGGTGTTTTTTTGCTAAAAACCAAACTAGAGACGAATACGGGCCACCCGACCATAATATAGCAACCTTATTGCCAGTATTTGAGATTAGGTGTTTATATATTTTTTGCTTTATGTCGTTATACATTATTCGATTTTAGTAAATTTCATAATTAAATTCGATTGTGTCCTGTGTATTTGCTCATATCCGGCTTGCATTAGTCGCTTGCGGATGTCGGCTTCTTTGTTACCCTTGAATTGATTAGTGTACTCAATAATAATATACCAAGGATGATATTTTTCGATACTAAAACCATCCAAGACCGCGTCTTCGTGTCCCTCAACGTCTATGCTTAAAATATCAATGTGGTCTATCTTGTGCCTCTCTAAGATTGTATCTAATGTAAACATTGACAAAGATACCGCGGTGGCCTTGTCGTGATATAGTCCGCTCAATTGTGGGTAATGATGATAGACAAAATCAGCCTTGCCATTTTCTGCCCCAACGACACTATGATCGACCAGTTGTCTGTCTTTAAGACTAGAGTAGCGCTTGTCAGGCTCTATACACAAACACAACCAGCCCTTTTCCTCAAAAAATAAAGAATTGCTGTTTTCTACTCCACCAGCCCCTACATCAACAAACACTCCCGCGTCTGGCAAGTTTCCTTTCTCATCTAAGAATTTATCCTCCCCGAATTGGCTGTAGTATTTTTTACTCATCTCTATATGCTTCAACTTTTAACTCGCTGGCGTACCTGTCTGACGATAGGCGCTTAATAGAATGAAAGCCACATTCTGATAAACACTTGTCAACGTCACGCTTGTCAAAATGTTCTAACACGCTATGAGCCAGCATCTCACCAAATCTACAATCCTCTGGGCGGATATCTAGGTCAAGCCATTCGTTGCCGGGCTTGTTAAGCGGTCTTACACCGCTACCTATATTAAGTTTCGTCTTTTCCATAGGAATAAAACCTCCTCCGGGTGTTTGTTATTAAATTTTTGCGTTTCCCCTCCGCCGTGTGTCCATTGTGTCGGTTTGCCTTTTTTCCAGTCGCTCCAAGTATTGACTACTTTGAGGTCTTTGTCTCTCTTGGCGTAGTATTCTAATTTAGCCTTGATGTTCTTTTCGGACTTCATCGCGCCATAATGATAAAAATGTACGTCAGTAAGTTTTGCCTCCCTGCCTAATTTAGTAACACTCTGACCTATCCCATTGACTACCGGTGTCTGGTGTTTATCCCAGAATAATGTCTTATCCTCATACTTGAAAAATCTGAATAAATATGCGTCCCATTGACCGCCGACAGCTATCAAGTCCGGCTTCTTCCAGAAATGATACGCCGGATACCACACGACGCTAACCTCTGGGTTTTCCTGAATATACTTGACCAGCTTGTTGAAATCTGCCGTCTTCCAAACCTCATCCGCGTCTACAACCATGACGTAATCCATTCCCCGCCCTAACAAATACAGCGCCCGGTTTCTTAATTCGCTCTTACTTCCAGCCCAACCATAACGATCATAAATAATTTTACCCTCGACATCTTCCTTAATGACTTCTAAGACTTCCTCCCTCGTGTTATCGGTACTTAGTCCGTGTTTGTCCGCTTGTGACTCGTTAAGGGCTACACAGCCCTCGACAACCGCTATTTTATCTACCGCCCCTTGTTTAAGCATACTTCGCAAGCTAGCACCGATATATTCCTCCTCATTTAGTGCAATTGTAATGACCCCGATTTTTGGAGTGAGGGTAAACACATCCCTAACTCTCTTGACCATTGTGGAAAAGTTAAATTTTTTCGTACCATCTGTAAATTTTGACTCACTCAATGCTTTTTTGAGTTGTTTTTTTAAGTCCTCAGGGTTGTTATATTCTGCAAAATATATATTGCTGTGTTCATCCTCAACCTGATCCTCTATCTCCTTAAATGTCGGATAGTCATAACAAACTGCCGGGACTCCACACGACAGACTTTCAGTTAGCCACATCCCAAAACCCTCAAAGATAGCCCCATTTATCGTCGCTCTGCTTTTCTTAATTATTTCGAATTTTTGTTCGTCTGTAGCAAACTTGTGAATAACCACCCGTCCTTCCATTCCATGCTCTCTAATCATCATCGGAAAGTTAATTCCGTCGACGCTAGTGATAACATGAAGGTCACAATCGGTTTCCTTAACTGCTTCTAAGACATGATCTAGCCTCTTGTGATAATCAAGCCTACTGATAAAAGTTACCCAGTTTTCCTTTTTTTGATCCGTGACTGTATTTTTGACTCGGCTGTTAATACAAGGGTTAATTTCGAAAACCTGCTTCTTACTCTTATTCAACCATTCGTAAATATATGTACTGGTCGTATTACATAAACTAATTATATTGACGTGTGGCTTCCTCATTAGAGGGATAAGCTCATCCCATCCAACCCAGTTATGCTTACCCCTATATTGCTCCATCATTGGGAAAGGATCAAAAACCTCTACAAAGGTAGGTTTGTTATATCTAGCTCCCAACTTACAAGCCGCCACACTTCCCACTATTGGACTGCCTACATAGGCCTTACCCTTCACATCTACGTCGTATATATTAGGGACTATTTTTACTTCTGGTTGTGGATATTTCTTAAATTCATCTAAAAATACCGGCTGGCGATTAGTGTAAATAACCACATCATGCCCCGCTGCTTTTAGGGCGGTGGCGAGCCACCATGAATAATATCGACCACCGGTTATGTGTTGAGTGTCTTCTGTTAAAAATATAATCTTATCTTCTGTCTTTGTTTTCTGATCTTCCGGCCTATTATCAACTATCTCTACACTAGGCTTGTTTTTAGGTTTGATTTTTTTGATTTCTCCTAGTAGTTTTCTGCCGGTCTTCTCCCAGTTGTATGCGTCCTTAACCCAGTTTGCGCCCTTGTGTGCCATGTCAAAAACATAGGATCGGTGTTCATAGGCAAACCGCATTTGTGACCGCACGCTCTTTACGTCAGGTTCTATCATCTTCCCGGTATCTACCCCCTTAAAGCGGTCATAAATTGCCGGACATTCACCCTTAACTTTAACCTCTAAGAAGTATTGTCTGTCAAAAAATTCACTAAATCCATGAGCATTTGGAATAATGACCGGTGTACCAGTTGCTAAGGCTTCAAGCGGTGGCATACCAAAACCCTCCCCACGGCTAGGTAAAACAAAACAATCTGAGTTGTGGAGAAGGTCGGCCAGCTCACTTGGTTTGTAAGATTCTTTTATTACCCGCACGTTTGGATACTGGCTTTTGAGTATCGGGAATGGGAATCCGTCTAGTTTGGTAGTTTTCAAGATTAGTTTTACGTTTTCGGTTCTAAACTCTTCATTGAAGGCCTTGAAAACAACATCCCAACCTTTACGCTGATTAAATGCGTCATAGTGAAGGAATGTAAACGGCTCTCGGTCTATATCTTTGGGTTTATATGTAAAAGTGTCCGTATCGTATGCTAGGGGAATTACTACCGAATCAAAACCCGCCTCCTTAAATGCCTTCTGACAAAATTTAGACGGTACTAAAATCAAATCTGCCTTAGACAAATCACGCTTCCACTCATCGGGTATTTTTGTCGACTCAAACATGGAAAAGATTATCTTTATCGGGGTTGGTAGCTGATTCACCATCTCCGGATACCCATAAGCGATCCCGACCTCCTGATCTTTATATTCCCGGTTAAGGTTTACCCCCAGTTTAAGCATGGCGTCAGCTAGGTGACCTTGCGACTGTCCATATCCGTCATTGTTAGGTCGCGGGCTTATGTAATAAACATCAATCAACCCGGTGGCCCTATCTCCCAGTAAAGACCGTCTTTTAAGAAAATACGATTCCTCCTCCTCTTTTGTAAGTATGTCAAATCCCGGTTGTTTTAGGCAAGACTTATATACACCTATCTCGTCTATCTCGACAATTCTACCGCTTGGGTTTTTCAATAAATATGTCATTTTATTCTACTTTTCTTTATATATTCAGGGTCGGGCCGGGATACCGACAAATCCCCGGCCCTAATCCCTTAATGTTTAGGTGTGTTGAATATCGACCAACAATTCAGGTCGAAGGACAGCTACACCAAATAGCAAGTCGAGGGTAACCTGTACTCCTAGGTGGTCTTTGTCCCAACTGTAGGATACACGCATACCGATTCCACTTTCTACGTCGTTAACGACTGCGCTTCTAACTCCCAAGCCTTCGCCGGGGTTAGGAAGCGGACGCATAACGAGTGCCATAGCCTCCTCAACGTAAGCTAGGGCGTGGTAGGTCGCCGGACTTCCGCTGGTAACGATGTTCTGGGATTCGAAAATACCAAAACCATAAAGCTTACGAATGTCGCCATCAATCAAAGCAGATTGACTACCAAACTCATTGGCCTTACCGATGGTAGTATCAGCAAGTAAGGTGTCATACCCGTCTGTGTCTAAGTAAACAAACTTAGGCGCAATTCGAGGTACTTTGTTGTCGACAAGCAATTTTCTAGCTTCGCGGATTTTGTCTTTGCTAAATGTTCCGGTGACGGTTTCACCTGCGCTTGTATAAAGAGAAGCGAGGGTGTTTTCGACCTTTTCTGCTAAGGCAATCACGCCGTTTTTAACGTATCCTTCTAGGACTTGCGGTTTTGCCATAGCCTTAGCCACGTCACGGATCAAAAACGAAGACTCCCAATGCTGATCGAGTGTTACTGAAACTTCATCGTCTGCGGGATTTTGAAGTGTAACCATGCCAGTTTGAGACATTTCGCTAGCGGTAAGGTTTCCAAACTTAGGGACTCTAACTACGTCACCTTCGGAAGCTACTTCCTCCTCAAAGTCACGATAGACGGTTTTTCCTAGGTTCATGTACGACGTCAATTTGTTAATTGCCGTGGTAGCCACCTTTTCCGGAATGAATGAATCGATCAATGATCGATTAATTGTGTCTTTAGCCATAATTTTATTTCACCTCCTCTCAAATGTAACTCTAACTATTGTAATCGATCAAGCCCTCGCGTTCGAGTTTGTTTAGATACTCTTCGCCGGTCATGCCCTCTAAGTCGTCGTGCGTCTCACGAACCCACTTAGGATCAGCCCACCGTTCACGAACCCAAGACATAGGTCTTTTAGTTCCGACGGGCTGGTCAGGATTTGATCCTCCACCGATATTGGTCGGGTTGTCACTCGATCCTTTTAGATACGGTCTTGCTTCAAGAAGCGATTTGACTACTTCTTCGGCGTTTTCGACGTTTCCGTCTTTGTCAACTTTCAATTGACCCTTATCAAGCAATTTGATAACTGCTTCCGTGTCAACTGCGCCTAGCTTTCCCGCGACCCTTTCGACCGCCCTTTCAATCTTCAATTCGCGAATGGTGGACATTGCGGATTCAAGTTCGGATTGGCGTTTAGTCGATAGTTCTTCAAACTTTTTTTCTTCGGCAAGTTTTTTGTCGGCTTCCTCTTTTTCTCTAGCTTCCCTTTCCGCCTTTTCAGTCCGTAGCGCTTGTAGCTCGGTGTTTACTTCGTCGAATCGGTACTTAGGGATTGATTGGTTGCCCTTGCTTCCGTCGTTTTTATTATCTTGATCGATTGACTTATTAAGGTTCTTATCGTCGCCCCCATCGCTGGGTTTGTCGTTGTTCTGATCCTTATTTTGGTCGTCTTTATTTTCGGCCATAATTCTATTCACCCCCTTTCTTTTACACTTGTTATCGCGGCTGGTGTCCGCGTGAGAAAAGGTAATCTTCTCTAAAAATATAATAGCACATTAAAGTCAATTACTGTCAACCAATTTTGAAGCTGGAATTTTCCCTTTGTTATCCAACTCTATAATTACTTGATTGAGTATGGCTTCTGTTAAGGCTACGTCGTGGCTTAACCGGGCGTCTCCTTTTTTGAAATTATCAACTAGCGCTTTAATTACTTTCATGTTCATTTTAGTTTTCCGTAAAGAATAGGAATCCGATCAAACTTTAGGTCTTTGTAGGCTTGTAAATTATGAATCCCGGCAACTATACCTATATCTTGGAGCACAATCACGGGGTCTTGCCTCCGATTGTCCTTTATGGCCTTTCGGGCTTGTCTGACCTCGCCTTTGTCTAACTCATAGGGTATATGCAACGACTCCGGATCTACCCAGCGTAACGAAATGGTATAAAAATTATCTAGGATTTTTCCGTGCTTATATTTTCTTAGGGCTTGCTTGTCTAGGTTTATATTCATAGTTTTATATATCTTTGTTTTTCTGGATTCCAGACTGCTGTCACTTCTGCTAGTTTTTCGTGATATGGTAAGTACCTGTGTCTACAGTTCGGGTGGAAAAGTCCCGAAGATTCGGCCTCATCCGTAGTTGGATATTTAGGATGTTTGCCGGATAATGATAAGATTTTGCCCTCCCACGGTCTACACAAATCACACTCCCCAAAGTGATCGGACACCTCTACTAAATCATACCCGGAGTCTAGTAGCCGATTGGTTAGCCCCTGATTTGCTGTTTTAACCAGCATTGTACGGGTTAGCATGTTGGAGTATGACTCTAGTGACCATTTGCGCCCCCCTCGGTCTACAAGGGCTACTAGACCCTCTTTAAGAGTACCAGCAATCTTGTCTGATATAGCCCGGCGAGTATCCCCTGATATTTTGCCTTCCGCTAATAATGCAGTCACTTGATCGCGTGCCGACTGGTTTAACATTCTTAACGCCGCCCTCTTAACTCCGGAATATGCTTCACGATATGAAAGCATAATATCATCCGCCAATGATTCTATTGCCCTTGTGTCTAGTTTTGAAAATGATGTAGTTACCGGAAATCCTGATTTTTCCAACCGATTGACGGCGTCTTCGCTATACTCTGAATAATATCGCCTTACCTCATCCTGTACCCATTTAGACGTCTTCTTATCTAGTGTTTGCAGGGTTGAATCTATATTTTTGAGAATGGCGATCCTACGCGCTCTACCAAAGTCCGACGCCCCTTCAAGTTCTGAAATGATTTTCTTAGTTGCCGCCTTGTAATAGCTGGTGAGTGTGTTTAGTTTTTTGTCGCTAAACACGACTTCCGGGCCTATGAAAGGCTTAGTGTTAGCCATAGTCTATTTTTTTGGCGGGTTCTTATCCTGATTCTTATTCCCGCCGTTATTATTATCCCCGGCGATCGGGTTTGCGCCACTTTTCTTATCTACAAAGCTGGTAAAATCCGCGGCCTTCTTATCGTCTTCACTAACTTCATCTAATATATTCTCCGCCTCATCCTCCTCGACATTCTCTAGTTGAATTACGGCTCTTTTCTTACTAATGATCCCGGCGTCTAGTTTCTTAATCGCGATCTCTGTTCTCTCGGTTTCGTCGTTTACTACCCCGTCTTGCCATGATGTAGTTGGTATGCCCGGCTCTTTTGGTTTAATGTTTAAGTCGTCAGATATCTTGAAGCTGGGGTTAGCTGCTACTAATAATTCAGCGGTGTATATAAGCTCCTTGATTGCTTGGTCATAGTAGATTTTTTTACGGTTGCGCTTGGCTATGGTTCGAAGTAGTCGCATTTTCAAAGCACGCCCCGACTCTGCTTGTCCATTTTTACCCATACCCAAGGCGTCCGGCGAGGTTTCGCTAAACATAAACAAAAACTCGACTAGCTTGTCAATCTCGGAAATGGCGTTCTCTAGGTTTGCGTTCCAGACTATATACTCCGGTTTATTCCCGGATTCGTCCATCTCGAACATTGTAAATGCCTTCTTTTGTACGTTCCCTGACTCATCCAAAACACCCTCCGGTACAGCTAAAATCGGGTCGCTGTGTTTGTCTAGGATATTGTCAATCTTAGTCATTCGATTGTTAAGGGCAAAAATTAGCTCCTTTAAGTCCTTAAAATCTGAAATGCCAAAGTGTCCACGTGATTTCCAATTGGGGACGTGGATAACTAGCGATCGGTTGATATTTGTTTTTACCTCTGGCAGATATTCAGTACCCGCTATTTTGTTATATGCAGCAAGGTCAACGTCCTTGATTCCTTCTTTACTTACTCTCCCCGCCTTCATCTTAACTACTCCGGGTTCATGGGTTTCTACGATGATATATTGATCCTCCCCGATCTTGGTCAGACTTGATAAGTGAATCCTCTTGGGGGTAGCTCTTGTGTTGTGTGGGTCAATTTCTGGTACATATAGCGCTGGTGACGCGTCCTCTATCAATACCTTGTTATTCTCTACCCTTATCTTGAATAAGTTATCCCCAAAGTATGAATTGGCGATAGCGTGTTCGTAAAACAAGGTGTCTAGCTTGTTTTCAAAAACCAATGCGTCGATAAAATCCTGATTTTTTTCGTCGCTAATAGATACCGGCTCACCGAAAAGCATATCGGCGATAACCTTCGAAACTAACCCGGAAAAGTTACACGCCACATACCTAAGCCGTGCATATTGATCTTTCATTTCCTCAGCCTTAATTGAAAAGGCCGAAAAGTGATCGCCTAAAAACAAGCTCTCATAGATACCGTAATCCTTAACCCTAGGGCTGTCTTTTATTTTGTCGTATATTTGACTGATTGTAAGTTCGTTCATATTTTTACATCCCTACCGGTTTATGTCCAAAGGCTCTGACCCTTGGCTTTATTCTACCTTCTCTAGCAAGCATTAAACTATCGAAGGCGTCATCGTTTTCCCCGAAGGGAAACTCCTCTAACTCCCGTTTAATTATAGCGTATTTCGGATGGTCGTTTCTTAACCTTACAAAACCACCCTCGAACGCTACGCTATGGATTCGCGCCCTTCTAATTTTATCCTTATCAGTTATAACTTTATTTATTCTAGTCGTTAATCCGGCTTTTTGAAAGGCCGTTCTTACTAACTGATAAAGTCCGGCTTGATAGGCGTTCGCTTCGATCGACAATACGTCTATCTTCCATTCTTTACTACAGTTTACTATCCTTTCGACTTGTTCGTCAATCGAAAATTTGCCATGTATTAAATCTAATTGTAATTCTTCCCCGGACTGTTTATCAAGCCCGAAGGTATACATAGAAAAATTGTCGTTCGTTTCCTTCTGCCCGATTGCCGGGTCGACCCCGGCGTAAACTTCAAGCGTTCGCCTAAACATATCGGCCCTTTGAATATCAGATATTCCTTCGAAGGCCCGGATTCGGGCTATGTAGCTATAATCCTTAATCCAGTCCAGCTTAATAATGCGGTCTTGATCGTCTTGTGGTTCGTTTTGATATTCTTGTGCGAAAACTAGGCTACCGACATAATCCGGGTAGTCCGGGTCGTCCCGGATTGCCCTAAGATATTCCGGGGAATAGGCTTCGGGCCATAAGGAAGTTTCCGGGGTCGGTAAAGCCTGATAATGCCTAGTATTCCACCCGCTATATTTTCCTTCTTTGTCGATTACTTTTTTAAGTAAAGCGTGATAGTGAAGAATCGTCCCTATATAAATTATGTTCTTCGGTACGGCTAGTCCCGGCTGTAGATCGTAGTTAAACCACCGGTCTAATTTTTCCCGGCGTTCCGCGCTATAAACCATTTCTAGGTTTTCTAGGTCGTCAATAATGGCAAGTTGCGGTCGGAATTGAAGGAATTTAAGTCCCCGGATTTTCATTCCTGCCCCTAGGGCCATAATCATAACCGGGCCTTGCTGACTGTTAACGACGATCCGATCTTCACCCCACGGATCGCCGATTATTCCGTCGTATAGGAAATGAATAGCCGGGTTTTGTTCTAGTTCGGCTTTAAGCGCCCCTAGTTGAAGTTTAGCCTGTGTGTAGGTGTCGGAAATAAGAAGGATAAATCGATAGCGGCCAAGTATTGAAGCCCACGAAAGACCGATTACGTTTGTTATTGTCGATTTGGCGAAGCCACGCGGCGCGGCGAAAGCCCACTTACCACCTTCAACAAAGGCTTTAAGTATTTCGTCGTGGAAGGCCGGGCTTTTATAGTGGATATGATTAGGGAATAGAAACTTAAAGTCACGAATAGCCGTAGGGTCGTTAAACCGTTTAAGAAGGTAGCTACGGGCGATTTCCTGTCCATAGTTATTGATTAGTGTTTGGATCGGTCGGCTTATCATTTTTGTTTACCTCAAAAAGCCGGTCGATTTCCGCGACTACTTCCGGCGTTAAGGCAATCGGCCGGTTATCTGTTACGTCTGCCTTACTGACAATGATCGGCAATCCTAGGACGATTCTTTCGCCCTCGATCGCGCTTCTTAGGACGCCGGTAATGGCTGTTAATTGATTGACGCCGGGTTGCCTAATCTTTTTTAATTCCTTGACTTCTTCCGGGGATAGCCCACGGTTTGAACCTTGCGCTTCAAGTTCTGCTAGCTTTTTTTGCGCTTCGTCGAATTTGTTTAACCGGGTTTCGAATGTATTAAGAAGCCGGTTCGCCATATTTTGAATCCGTCGCCATTTTGTTAAATGCCGGGAATTCGCGTCCGAAATTTCGTTAGCTTTTCTTTCGGCGGCGATTTGTTCCGCTTTAATTATGTTTTCGTTCCGCTTGGCGACCCAGTTTTCCCGCGTTGATCTTTCCCCGATTGTAGACATTGAAACGCCGTACTTATCCGCTAGGTCTTGTAATGAAGGATAGCGACCGTTTGAATCGGCCGTTAAGTAATCGGTTAAGACCTGATCCCACGCTATACCTTTAGGGCCGGTCTGTCCGTTATCTGCTAGATTTTGCTTTACGACCCCTTCGGCCGGTGACTTTGGCGCTTCTGCCGGTGTCGGCTTTGGCGCTTCCGGTTGCGGGGACGTTTGTTTTTGTTCGTCCATCGCTTCTTATATCTGGTAATAATTCATAGTTGTCCAAAAAGTTAGAGGTAATAGATATCCCATTGTCTAATTTTAGTCTCATTATTTCCCTCTCTACCTTCTCAACGTCTACAATAGTTTTGATCTTCCCGTTAAATCTATTCTGTAATCTCTGACCAATCTTAAAATTTATCATAATGTGTTGACTCTTGATTTTAATAACTTGACGGCGTCTGCGTAATCCTTAGCTAGCACGGCCAATTCATTGTTTATATATTCCAATGATAGAGACTTACATACCTCAAAGTTCTCAAATACGAAAGTGTATGGCTTGCGGTCTGTCTCTATACCAACCATTTTTTCCTTCTTTGAATAAAGCGCCGCGGCTTCGTATAGGTCTTGTGTTTTATAGTTTTTCGTTGTCATGTTTTATTCTATTCCTTAAATATATTTAACCACATCATAGCAACCCCACTAATTTACGCCTCTCGATCTGTCTTAGTTTCAGTTCATAGTCTTCTGCCTGTTCAATTAGACTAATCCCCTCAAATGAATCCGGGTCATCGACTTCGTTAAACTTCTCGGCTATTTCCTCCAATTTCCTAGTATAAAATAAAACACCAGCCTCGTATCCTCCGTGTTCGATCACTCTACCACTTGGTTTGACCCCTATGTCTGGAATATGCGGTCGAGCCTCACTCATGGTTTTTCTGATAATTTTCAATTATGTTTTTGAGATAATAATGTTTTTTGCCGGGGCATAGCTTCTTAGCTCTAGCTATTGCTTCGTCTTTATTTTTGGCTATAACCTGAATCTCAGTAGACTCTATGAATTGTCCGGTGTCGGCTTCTCTCTGATACGCGTAGATAATAAAGACTAGAAATTTTTTCATTTTATTACTTGATACTCAACCTCGACGACTCCCTGTGAAAGCGCCGCCAACTTAGTAAAAGCCGCCGTCGATAAATCGAAAGCTCTACCATACTTTTCCTCAAAAGAACCCCTGTCGTTGCAAACAACCTCGACACTCCCTTTTTCACTTGTAAGTAAAACCCTATCACCAAGGTCAAAACTATCTGCACAAGCGGCGGTAAACCCTTCGTCCGTAAAAACATCACCGGAAGCGGTAAGACATGATGGATTAAACTTCTCGCAGTATTCGGTCGTGTAATATGACGCGGTCGCTTTGTTTGTTTTAGTTGGTTCGGCTTCATTTTTATTTTCTTTGTCTTCTTCAAGATTGCTGTGCTGTATCTCGATTGTAAACTCAATGCAATCGGTCTCGATTATTTCTGGTTCTGGCATAAACCACCGTCGAGTGACAACGGATGAAACGATGGCACTTACTGATAGGGCTATAAATAAAATTAAATATCTTATCCGCTTAGATATTGGTTTACGAGTTCTCAGACGTCCGTTAGCTCTTCTTTTCATTTTTTGTTTATTTTTACTTGCTGATTTTTAAGATACTCAACGATCGAAGATTCCGGGATTCTGTAATCATTACCAACTTTCACGGCTTTCAGTTTGCCCCGTTGTATTTCCCGATAAATTGTCATGTGGTGGACACTTAAAATTCTAGCAACTTCCTTACGTGTGTAGTGTTTTTCGTCTATGCTCATATCTTAAATATACTATCCTTAATTAGTAAATGCAAGTGTTTACTTAGTTATCATTTGTGTACCTTAGTAGTTTATGTAACTTGGAGTGGCACTTGTCGCAAAGCATTACGACGATATTTTTTTCATAATCTAAATGGTGGGCGTGTAGGTTTTTTTTAGTGCCACAAAAGTAACATTTCGTTTTGGAAAACTTGTAGGTGTATTTCCAACCGCCCTTGTTTAGTCTTCGATACTTTTGATTGTAAGTGTTTATTTTTTCTCTATTTCGCCTTTTGTAAAGAGCCTTCAAACCTAACTTAGAACACCTTGGAGAACACCATTTTTGCTGTCTGCCGGTTAGTTCGTTCCCGCACCTTTTACACTTCATAAGTCTAGTGTACACTCCCCTATCCCCTATCGCAAGGTGTATCCCCCTCTAGCCTCAAAAGTAAGCCGGGGGAGTGCCGGGGGAGTGGTTTTGTTCGGGTTTTGTTTGGCCTATATAAAATATCGGAACAGTCCAAAATTATCATAAACCGATAATAACCGCATAATAACCGTAAATATCAAGGATCTAGGACTATTTTCCGAGCGTTATATTCCTAACATAACTTGTCCTCTCCGGCTTAAAATATCCAACTATTGACCTTCTTCTGACTTCGTTACACTTGGGACAATATACCCAACTCAAACGAATATCTATCAACTCTCCACATACCTGTCTATTCTCAATCAAAACTTCATGGCCTTCATGCCTTCCGGTATCTTGCCATGACATCCTATCCGCTAAATGTTTATGTTTTAACTTATCTTCCCTTTCTAAATTTTCGATATAAGTAACTAAATCCCTAAATTGGTCTAGGGTTATTTTGTCAATCTGAAACTGGCACGCCGTCCAGTCTTGTGTATTTAAGAAGCGGATCATTGTTTTTCTTTTTAATTAGTAATTTATCTGGGTTTTTTTCAACAACAAAACTAACAGCCTTCCTCAACCAATTTCTGAAAGCCGCCCGATTGTCTTTATATCTCCTCCCCGTTGATTTCTTATAATCCTCAAACTTTTCGTATTCATCATCAACATTAACTAATCTAAATCGGTTATCCACAATTAACTCATTGATGAATTCTTTAGTGATCTCTCTATTCTTTACATTCTTTACATTCTTGTTACGTATCCGTCTGTGTACCGTCTGTGTATCTGTCTGTGTATCTGTCTGTGTATCTTCTGATTGATATTTTTCATAGTTTAAGATTGTTGTATAGGTGCAAATCCTGTGTATCCCCCGTCGTGTGATTTGTCTGTTTTTTTCGAGGTTTTTAAGGAATTTCTGTGTTTTATTTATTCCCCATTGCCACCTTGAAGCCAAAAATCTAATCGAGGAAATTGTTTGCCCTCTTTCAATGGTGATTTCATTTCCTCTAATAAAAACAGTCCTTTGTTTATGATTAGTTAGTAGAATTAAGTCGATCCACGCTTGCGCTCTTGAAAATGGTTCGCTAAACCAAAACGGCCACTCCGTTATTTTCCTATGTATTTTTACCCATCCGTTATCCATTTTGTTTGACTAAATAATCTTTTAACCATTTCCCCTTAATTATCCGCCTATTAGAAACAATTTCATACTTCAACTGATTTTTTTTGCACCAAGACACCACCACCTCTGTTGTGGTTCTCAAAGCTCTAGCAATTTCTCCGGTACTGAAAAATTTATCAGGATTTGATAGAATACTATCTAGTGAAATCATAGCCCCATTCTAACGAGTGGGGTTTCACTTTTCAATATAACAAACTATATCAATTTTCCTGTATCAGTAAACAGGAAACGGTTTGACTTCCCCACTATCTACCTTAAACGGCGGATGTGTTTTTAGCCACCTTCTTTCCTCTAAGATAGAATTATTTATAATTTCCATTTGTTTTTTTAGCTTCTTTAGTTGCCTAGGTCTTCTCTTGTCCATTTTTGCTTATATTAGAATAATCCGATCTGTGTTTTTAGTTGGTAAAAAATACCAGCAACCTGTAACAGTTTCTTTTCGTGTTTTAAGCGGAAGCCGCCCTCGCTATGTAGTCTCATGTGACAATGATTACACAAGGGGATTCTAGGGCCATCCAGACCGCCCTGGCTCCTAAAAACGATATGATGTAATGATATTTGATAAGTTGATCCACATATCTGACATCTACCGTTAAAATGCTCCATTATCTCGGCGTTACTAAACCGGGAAAAATTAAGACTCCTAATATCCTCGATACTTTGTCTTTTCATTATCTAACTCCAAATAATTGGACGTAGTAATCCCCAAACCGGCCGACTCCACTTTCCACATATTGGCAGTTTAATAACACGTCCCGGTGTGTTGGTGAATTCATCCACGCTAGAATGATATCTCTGTCGTTATCAAAAAATCTCGCTAAGTTTTCGCCTACATGGCGATATTTGTAATATCTCCATATCGTTTCCCACGGGATACTTTGGGGATGGTTGATTTCCTGATATGGCGTGATTGATACCGTCTCGAAATATGGTAATAAAAAAACCGCTAGTATTAAGAAGATGATTTCATTCATACGCTCACCCTGTGACAATGTGGACAAAGTAAATATCCAGAATTAGGTTTTCCACAATGTTTGCATTTATGCGGTGTTTTCCAGTTTGCCTTTGGGATTTTTTGCTTCTTAGCTACCATATCTTGATTCTAACCTCTCTTGCTTTAAGACCCCAAGACGACTTTGTAAGGCGGTTATAAGAGTCTCGGTTGAGTCATATATAATTTTTAACTTGTCAGATAAGTGTTTGGCTTCAACCTCCGCTAGTTGATCTTCGGCGATTTTTTCAATTATGGCTGAATCTATATCCTGAACCGTTGCCCGTTGTAGTACCTTCATTAGCTTTTCCTTGGTTGGTTTCCATTCGGAAGCATATCTAATTTTTCGTGATAGATAGGCGAAGTCGTAGTAAGAAGACGCGTCGGCCAATTGTGATCCCAGATTGACCCTTAAAATGGCGAGGGTGGTAATGGCTCGACTAAGCTGATCCGCAGACCATCTTTTAAGCTCGGTATTTTTAAGTGCGGCGGTGATTCTAGTAATCTCCCTAGATATCTCATTTATAGCCCCGATTTCGTCTATTTTAGATATAGAGTCCTTATATGCTTGGTCTAATGTCTTCATGTTTAGAATAGCGAGACCTGCTCTGTGGCGTCATACGATTGTGATGGTGTCTCTTGGTTAAATGGTAACCCCGACATAAGCTCTTCAAAATTAAACCTTTTCCCTAGCGTGTCCTTTATGCTGACATATTCGCCCTCTAGGCCTAATGGCTTTTGATTGTATATCGCCAAGCTTGAAGGGACTAGTATTTCGTGTTTAACAAATTTTATTCCCTTGTCTGTAATGCCCCACCATCCGTTACGCCACGACCCATCCTCCCTATCTCCCGGCATTGGTTCGATAAGGCCCCAGAATCTTAACTTAGAAAAATCACCTCCAAAAATTGCCATCGGTATATTCTGATTTTGTGCTAAGCTTGGAGTGTGGACATATTCATCTTCTGGGTTAGCTAAAAAATATCTATGAATAATGATTAAACCATAGGCCATTGAAGACGTGATCTGTCTGTGGTATAGCTTGACTTTTTGTTTGCATACCGGACACTCGACACCTTCGTCAAAATTGTCTCTCAAAAATTGTTTAGCTTCCTCAATTGTATTCATTTTTGTTTTATTTAATTTTTAATGATGTCAACAATCTCACCACACGCTAGGCATTTATATCCTGTCAACTCCGGATACTCCTGACCCTCCGGCATTATGAAACCGTTATTTTCATATATCGGGGTTAAAACTTTTCCACATTTAGAACATTTAGGTAGGCTTTTCATATTAGCTAGATATAATTCGATCGCGACCGGCCTTATTCTTATTTGATTTTCCATAGTTGCCAATCATTTTTTTAATAATATCCACCATCTCAATTGACCTCGCTTTGATTGACTCTAACTCCGATATCTTTTGCTTGAAAAATGCCTCTGTTTTTTCATCCTTTATTACTAGCAATTTTCGGTTATAAACTGTCAAATCGACCTCACAAGCAACGATCCTTGCCTCCTGCGAGTTAAGTAAATCGTAGAGGTGGTCTAGTTTTGTTTTTTTCATTTAAGTTTAATCATATTAGTAATACTAAAAAAGTCCTCAATTCTCTTGCAATTTTGATGTTTAGTAGCACCCAATCGTGATCCAAATTCCCGATTGTATTTAGCGCTTGACGAAATAATACTCACGTCTACGGTGTTATCATCGTTAGGTACATAGGTTAAAATCGCAAAATCAAACTTGCCATCATCACGAGCGATCCAGCCAAAAGCATAATCTAATCCAAATCTGTCCCATTGAACCTCTGGGTACAAGGTCAAATCCCTTTCATTTACATAAGTGTCTACTGTTTGTTTGTCGGTCTGTATTGTGGTTATCATTCTATATTATAGTTATCTATAGTTACATAGTAAAACCATATAACAAATAAGTCAATACCCCAAAATCAAAGCCCTAGCGCCCTCTTGACTTATCACATTTCCATACATTTCGCTAGACAAATCTTTGGTAATAGACTCTAGGAATTGTTTTTGTTCTTTTATGTTGTGGTTATGATTGAGAAAGAATTTATATTGACGTCGGTATGCCGCAACCTCTTGACCTAATCTAAAACCAGCGTTGTTAATGTATTTCTTCCACCAACCAGCCGGATCGTTCCCCTGTTGTCTTATGTGTGTTCGTTCGTGTATTTTAAGGTGTTCTGGTAACGCTCTGCTGCTGTGTGGGGCGTAAATAGTGTCACCGTAGGTGAAGACTATTCCACGACGTCCACGGATATCAAAGACGGCGGCGATTTGATCGTAGTTTGGCGGAAAGTCCCTAATTATCTTCACCTTTCTTTCAACACCTCTCTTAACCTTTTCTTACCAGCTCTAGTAGTTGCGTCATAC